AAAGCGTTCGACCGCCAGCAAAGGCCGGGCGAACGTCACAGCCTCCAAACAGTCCCGCCAGGGCAAAGGGAGAGCGAATTCCAAGCAGGCCGCAGTGATCAGACTGCTTAGTCGGCCTCAGGGCGCGACGATCTCCGCTATTATGAAGGCCACCGGTTGGCAACAGCACTCGGTGCGCGGCTTCCTGGCCGGAGTCGTCAATAAAAAGCTCGGGCTGCCGCTCGAGCCCGAGAAGACGGACGGCGACCGCGTCTACCGCATCGTCGCTGGCAAGGCCGCCAAATCGAAAAGCGAAACCGCCGAAGCGTCGGCGGCTCAGGCATGAGGCGACTACGCTCATTCGATCCGGCGGCGGTCGAGGCCGAGGTTGACCGGATTCGGTCCCTCGGCATCGCCGCGCTGCGGGCGCGGTGGCGCTTGATGTTCGGCGGTCCGCCCCCGACAGGGCTGACCAAGGACATCATCAAACGCATGCTCACCTACCGCATCCAGGAGGAGGCCTTCGTCGGTCTCGATCGCGAAACCAAGAAGCATCTCGACCGGTTGGTGCGCGGCGGCAATACGAGGCTGGAGCTCAACCGGCGGCTCAAGCCGGGAGCGGTCCTGGTCCGTGAATATCAGGGTACACGACACACCGTGACAGTCGTCGCAGAAGGCTTTTCATGGCAGGGCACGACCTACACCAGCTTATCGAGGATCGCCCGCGCCATCACCGGGACCGCATGGAACGGCCCCCGGTTCTTCGGCCTACGCGATGCCAGGAACAAGCAGGTGGATGGGTCAGCTCTCACACCCACGCGGAAGCCCAAGCTGCATAGGCGCCGACCTTCGATCCGCCCCCGACCAGAGTCTCGACCCCAGGCAGGCTAGGCCATGGAAGAACCTTCCAAGAAGCTGTTCCGGTGCGCGATCTACACGCGCAAATCAACTGAGCATAATCTCGACCTGGAGTTCAACTCCCTCGACGCCCAGCGCGAGGCGTGCGAGGCCTACATTAAGAGCCAATCGCACGAGGGCTGGCGCTTGATCCCCACCCCTTACGAGGACGGGGCATTCTCGGGCGCCTCCCTCGACCGTCCTGCCCTGCAGGAACTGCTTGTCGAGGTCCGGTCGGGCAAGATCGACGGAATAGCTGTTTACAAGGTGGATCGCCTGACCCGGTCGCTGGCGGATTTCGCCAAGCTGGTCGAACTGTTCGACCGGCATTCCGTGTCGTTCGTGTCGGTGACGCAATCGTTTAATACGACGAGCAGCATGGGGCGGCTGACGCTGAATGTACTCCTGTCGTTTGCCCAGTTCGAGCGCGAGGTGATCGGCGAACGCGTGCGCGATAAGATCGCCGCGTCCAAGCGCAAGGGGATCTGGGTCGGCGGGTCGGTCCCGCTGGGCTATGCGAGCATGAATAAGAAGCTGGTGGTCGTGCCCGAGCAAGCCGAGACGGTCCGGCTCATTTTCCGGCGGTACCTGGAATTGGGTTCGGTCCGAGCTCTGATCGAGGACCTGGACCGCAGAGGCATCCGTACCAGACGGCAGACACTCAGCACTGGCCAAACCCGTGGCGGCATTCGGTTCGGCGTCGGTTCGCTGGCGCATCTGCTACAAAACCGTTTCTACATCGGTGAGGTCGTCTACCGTGGGGCGGTCCACGCGGGCGAGCAGGAGCCCATTGTGGATCGCGCCCTGTTCGGGGCCGTGGAGGCAAAGCTTGCCGCCAGCGCCACGATCCGCCGGCTGCAGACCAGAAGTTCACCGGCGCTCCTTGCGGGCCGTATCTTTGACGATCGCAGTAACCGCATGACTCCAAGCCATACGAGGAAGCGGGGCGTCCGGTACCGCTATTATGTCTCGCACGCGGTGTTGCAGAACCGTGGCGACGAAGCCGGTAGCGTGTCACGGGTGCCGGCGCACGAAATCGAAACCGTTGTGCTCGGCGCAGTTCGAGGCCGCTTGCGGCAGGACGGGACTGCGGAGGCGGAGACGCCAGAAACCGATCGCGCCCTGATCGAGCGGCAGGTCCAGCGAGTCACGATCAAGCCGCAGGAGATCCAAATCGAGCTGGTCAGCCAGGATATCGCCGAAACTTTCGGTGACGGATCGGACCCCCATGCTCCGCCGATCGCGGGTGGTCCGCAGCCGGTGCTTAGGGTGCCTTGGACGGGTGTGAACGCAATGGCAGTCAAAGGTGTCGTGCATTCACCTTCCGCCCGAGAAATCATCGTCCCGGCAAACCGTGAGGACCTGCTATTGGCGATCGCCAAAGCACGGGCTTGGGTAGAGGAGGTTGTGCATGGGCATGCCAGCTCCTTCGCCGAAATTGCCGAACGCGAAGGCAAGGCCGAGCGCTACGTTCGGTTTCTTACCGCGCTGGCCTTCGTATCGCCGCGCATCGTGCTTTCAATCGCTGACGGCTCGTCCAAGGCCGATCTCAACGTGACCAAGCTGGTCAAGATGGTCGATTGCTCATGGGCGGAGCAGGAGCGTTGCATTCTCGACCGCCAGTAAACGTTGAGCCTGCACAGCCCGGCTTTAGTTCATCCCGGTCACGTAACCGGTCGAAAATTCGCCGTCCCTTTTGTTGTAGACGCGATCCAAAGCCTGCGAGAAGGCGTCGACCTGATCGTCGTAGCGGCCTGCCGGGAACGCCAGAATTTCACGACGGAACTCGTCGAGCCACGGCGCTTGCCTGGGCAAGAAGACGCATCCGGCCTCGAGTCGAGGCGTATGTCTGGTCGTTCGCATGACCTTGTCGCCTTCCGGCTCGATTGCGACGGCATGGATACGTTCCCGTTGTAAGTCCTGGATCAGGCACATCCCGGACCCCTTGTTCTCGATCACGAGATCGTAGTTGTTCGCCTGGTAGCGCCAAGATTTGTGGACCTCGATTATTCGGCGCTTGAGATCGGGGTATTCGAGCCGCTGGCGAATGACATCCACGACGTGGATCGTCTCGCCGCGAACTCGCAGCACCACGCACGCAGAGTAGCTGGCAAGGTCCTTCGAGCTCTGTGCCGTGTCCCAGGACACGATGATTTTGTCTTCCGGGACCCGGTGCGGAAGATTGTCGTAGAGCTGAAACCAACTCCATTTAATGTGATTGCCGCCCTCGGGGACCGGCTCCTGCAGGTACTGGGCGCCGAAAGCCAAAGTGCCCATTGCTTCCCTTGCGGCATCCAAAATCTCGCGGGGCTCGCGGGCGGGATGCAAGAGATCGTCGGGCCGGCGCCGGTGAAAGCGGGTTTCGCTCAAGGGGATGCCCTCCTCGACCTGCGCGATCGCCGGTAGGTTGAGATGGGTCCAGCCCCCCTGGGGGAGCAGATGGCCAACGAGATCGTCAACGTGGAGGCGCTGCATCACAACGATGATCGCGCCGGTGGTCTTGTTGTTGAGCCGGCTCAGCAGCGTGTTCCCATACCACTGGTTGGTGTTCTCGCGCGCTGATTCCGATTCCGCGTCCTGGGCGCGCATCGGATCGTCGATGATGATTGTATCGCCGCCGCGGCCGGTAAGCGTCCCGCCGACGGATGTGGCGAGACGCCCCCCTCCGAGCGTGGTGGCGAATTCGACCTCGGTGTTTTTCTCCGGACTGATCCGGGTGTCCGGAAACAGCCGGCCGTACAAATTGGACCGCATCACCGCGCGGCAGTCGGTGGCGTGTTTGCGGGCCAACGCTTCAGAATAGCTGACACAGATGATTCTGTGCCGAGGATTATGGCCGAGGAGGAAGGCCGGAAACCCGACCGAGGCGCAGATCGACTTGAGACTGCGTGGCGGCACCGTGATGATTAGGCGGTTGAGCTTGCCCTGACGAACAAGCGACAAGTGATAAGCAATCGCCTCCAGGTGCCAATTTGGGGTGAACGAGTCATTCGGCGAGGCGATCGGAAAAATCGCCTGAATGAAGCTGTAGAGGTCGCTGCGAAGGATCGCAGCGACCATTCGAGGGTCGGTCATGATTTCTTCTCCTTCGGGAGGGCGCCGTTTGCGGCTTGTGGGTTCTGATTGCTCTCAGGTGAGGGCGTGGGGACCACCTGATTTCCCTGGCGCTTGAGGAATTGGGCAACCAGGGCCTCGTCAGCGGCCGTGAAGGGCTCCTGCTTGGCGGGTTCCTCACGGTCTTCATATTTCGCCTGCAGTGCGATGACTTTGGACTGCGCCTTGTCATTCCCCGAAACCGCGGCATTTATCATCTTCAGGTACATGGCATCGCGCTTGCTCATCGAACGGGTCCGATTCCCTTCTCGGACCTTTACCCGCTCCCCGAGCATCTCATTGAAGACGGTTTTCGAATTGCGCTGCCCCTTCGAGCGACCTTTCGGATTCAACACTTGCCCAGGCTTGACTTGGCTGTGCACCGGCGGCTTCCCGTAACCGACTGTGTAGGCAGGGGCTGAGCCCGACGGATCTGAGCCGTCGGGCGTGTTCGGGAGAGGAGAATTTGATTCCATGGTCGCCTCCTCAGGCCACTTGAGCGCGGGCCGCGGCATCGCCTGCCAACGCGGCGCGCTGGCTTGCGATTTCGTCGAAGGTCAGACCGGTCTCGGCGTGAATGGCGTCTTTTCCGGAAAAAGATTGCCACCGCTTGATCGCGATATCGACGAAGCGCGGCTCAAGCTCGAGCGTGTAGGCTCGGCGGCCGACGCGCTCCGCTGCTACGATAGTCGTGCCGGACCCGCAGAAAGTATCGAGCACGATGTCGCGCCGACGCGTGCAGTCTTTCATCGCATCCGCTACCAGAGCGACCGGTTTGACGGTCGGGTGCGCCCGCAAATCGTCAAGGCGTCCGGCCCGGAAGCTGTTGACCCCCGCATAGTGCCAGACATTGGAACGGGAACGGCCGTGGCGCCCGAGTTCGATGTTGTTGAGATGCGGTCCCTGGCCCACCCGAAACACCCCAATCAGTTCATGTTGGCTCCTGTAGAAGGAGCCTTGGCCGGCGTTCGTCTTGACCCACACGGCAATGTTCAATATTTCGCCGTACGCCGCGCGGCCGGCTTCGATCAGCTCGCCGACGTGGCGCCAATCCATGCAGACGTAGTGTACGGCTCCCTCGCGGGACACCGCCGCGGCTGCCGCCAGCGTCTGGTTGAGCAGTTCGACAAAACCAGCGCGCGTGAGCTCGCCGGATCCCATTGCGAACTCGGCATGCTTGACCTGGCCGCGGCCCACGATGTCGCGCACCCGCAAATTGTACGGCGGGTCGAGAAAAGCCATCGTGGCACGCGATCCATCCATTAGCCGCGCGAGGTCTTCGGCACCGCGTGCATCACCGCACAGCAGACGATGCTGATCGAGTTCCCAAAGATCACCCCGGCGCGTTACGGACGCTGCCGTTTCCCATTCGGGGTCGACTGCATCAGCGGGATCGGATGAGTCTTCCTCGAAGTCCACGGCGAGCTGATCGATTTCTGCCGCAGCGAAGCCGGTAATTGACACATCGAGGCCCTCCACGACCAGGATGTCCGCGAGTTCGGGCAGTTCGGCGGCCAAGATCTCGCGATCCCAGCCAGCGTTTTGCGCGATTTTGTTGTCGGCAATCGCAAGAGCCCGGCGCTTGGCTTCCGAAAGGCCCTGCACCTCGATCACTGGGACCTGATCTAGGCCAAGCAGTTTTGCTGCGGAATACCGGCCATGACCCGCAACGATGACATTGTGTTCATCAACCAGAATCGGAACCACAAATCCGAATGCCGTGATGCTGTCGGCAATCTGGCGGATTTGTTTTCGACTGTGCGTTCTCGCGTTGCGCGCGCTCCGCTTGAGGGCGTCGACTGCGATCATTTTCACGGTAGTAGGCATGAGCCCCTCCCAATGCATGCGAGGCCAAGCCAAATTGTGCTCGACCTGCGCTGGTTAAGTGGAATGTGGTTGAGAGCTCAGGCTCGGATCTTGTCCGGACAGACCGCATCGCGGTTCTGCAGGCGCTTGCTGCCCATCTGACTGTCAGTCAGGCAGCTCGCGGGCCCTGGCATCGCCAGGATACCTCACCGACAGGTATCACCTGCAGGCCTGAACGGTACTTTGAATATGCAACCCTTATCAGATTCGGGTCGTCGTTGCCGGGATCATATGCATCCTATTTTCCGCCGATTAACTCCTGCCGGCCAATTCCAAATTGGCGTGTCGTGGACTGGCCGAAGATATGCCGATGCCCGCCAGGAGCAGGTCGGAAGACTTGGAATTGCCTTTCGCCAGCAGGCGCCTCCCGTCACACAAGCTTTCGCGCGGCTCGTGGCGTCGCCGGGGATAACCATCGCTAGCTTGCCTGATTTCTATTCCTATACAGCATTTTCTCGCCTCGCTCCGGGAGATAATGCGAATAATTTCCCGCCGATTAGGTCCTGCTCGCCACATCCTTTCTGGGACGCGCCGATGGTCATCGATTGCGAGTTTGGCTCGTTGTGCGGTATCCAGAGAACTGGCTATAAGCTCCAGAGCAGTACTTGAAGGTTGGAATTGCTTCTCGCCTGCAGGCGCCCCCAGGGACAACCTGTTGCACAGTTCTCGGCTTCACCGAGGATCGCGCTGATCGCCACCGCCCAAGTCGGTCGTGATCGCTTCGACCAGTGCTCGAACCCGGCGCCTCGCCTTCGATGGCAGGTCGGTCGCGCCCAGGAGGGCAAACGCCCTTCGTGTCGAAGCCCAGGAAAGCGAATTTTCGATCGCTGGCATGAGGTGCCCTCGAAGAAACAGGCTGTACGTTCGTTTATTCGGGAAATGCGCGGCATCGCCGCACGATCAACCGGCCACGCCGGACTGCTACGCGAATCAAATCACACAAATAAATATACCAAAAACGATCGCCAGAGTCAACCCGATATGTTGACCTGTTATCGGATAGTAACCGACGTCGCGTTGTCGTCGGTAGCAGTGTAAGCTCAAATCAGACCAGGCCCCTCCGTCTGAAAGACCTCCGAAACCCGTTAAGAATGGGACTTCGCAGCGCGTCCGCACTCCCGGAGATAACGCGAACAATTTTCCGCCTATTAGCTCCTGCTCCCCATCAAATCCTTTCTGCCTCTTCAGGCAAATGAGTGGGTGATTTTTGACCACTTTTGAACTGCTATCTTCTTTTGTTGGTGTCGCTGTGGACATGTGGGCAACGCGCTT